TTGAAAGTTATAATATCTTTAGTTTTCGCGGAATTTGTCTTCGATTCTATAATTCTAACCTCGGCATCAGAGAGCTTGTTTGAAATATCGCTATACTTTTTCTTTTCCTCGGTCAAATCCGAGTCAGTTCGCTTTATCATATCTATGTTTTGTTCCTGAACCTGCCTCAACTGGGTGGGATTTCTTGATAAAATAGGATTGCTCAATGCCTCATTCATGCGCTTCTCTTGGTCAGTTCTTATACTTAACATTAAATCGACTCTTTGTTTTGCCATACCAAGTTCTGATTGTATCGTGGATTTCTGTTCTACCAAAGCCGCTGTTCTTTGCTGTGCTATTTCGTATTCTAAGGCAGACGATTGATAAGCCGATGAAAGCCATCCAAATACTCCCAAAGAGGTTATAACCATGAGGACGAGTACCGCAATGGTCATGTAAACCTTCAACGCCGATGTAATTTTTTTCCAGTATCTATATAAAAAAGAAGTGGCCACCACCTTCCCCAATTCCAGAGAAGTTGCCATAATCATTGATGATACATAAGCGCCGGAAAATAGCATTCCTATGCCCATCACGCTAAAAAATCCAGCAATTACGGCCACGAATAATGCAGTAATTCCAAGAATTTCCTGAAAGCCTATTTCTTTATTTAATATCTTCATATGTGCGAATATATAAGTATTGTATATATGAAATAAAAGACCCCCGATTTCTCGGGGGTCTTTTTAGGGGTGGCTGAATCAGCTACCCTCCACCATTTCATGAAAGGCATGAACACCTATGTAACATTTACGAGATACAACTCTACCAAATTATTGGTAAAGGTCAAGTCTTTTCGGATTACATTTTTTCGGCAGTTCCTTGGGCATTCGATGCCTTCCACTCGTCGTGCTCGGCGCGACATGCCAACAAGTCAGCGACGTGAATAACATACGGCAGGCTGGTTTTTAGTCCCTTTTCTACATCGTAATTTTTATAATAATCTTTAGCTGAGTCGTCGTATAGTCCATCCGATAACTTTATGGCTAACATTTCCTTGGTGTTATATGTGACTCCATATTTTTGTAGCAAATATAAGGCTCTGTCCGGCACTCGCATAAACTGAATATCCGGGTTTAGCTTGTACACCTCACCACGATTTTCTATGTGCCATTTACTATCATTGTAAATATATTGAGGGCCGGTCTCGTCGCCGAGTTTACCCAAATCGTGATGAAGCGCGGAAAATATCCGCTCCTCTTCCGTGAAATCGACCGCACCTCCGATACCGGCATATAATTTCTGGGTTCCCCGAGACGCCTTCTCCACATGCATTACATGTTGCAGGTATCCGCCAGCCCACGCGCAGTGGAATTGAAGCCTCGTTGATGCGGGGGCCGTTGCCAATTGTAATCCCAAATTCTCGTCGGAATACATTGCAAGTAATTTGACCAGCCTATCCCCAGTGAAACTTTGATTGAGAAATTCTATAAAATATTCGTAATTACTCTTGATTTCGGATTCGGTTAATTCTGATTTTGTGTTTAGTTTATTTTTCATATTAAGAAAGGCGTAGGATACCGCCTATCCAACAACTATACTGTTAGAATAAACACTGTCAATCTATAATATCAACATTCCTTGCGTATCTCTTTAGCATAATGAAAAACTCGATTGTGATTTACCAATGACGCCATAAGTACTGCGGACCGGATTCTTCCTTTTTTTATAAGCTGGAATCCATGACTCATGATGGTCTGTTCAAAGGGACTCGCATACTCGGTCTCTAAGAATAGTTTATAATTTCCCGCTTTGGTCATAACACTGGGCCAATTGGAGAAATATACGTCCCCAATCAAATAGCTAAGATGTTCGAGACAACCAGATTCCTTCCACGTCAATCTATGTTTACCATCCGGAAAATATTTCTTTTTGACTTGTTCTGGAACGTTGTGCCAAGACCATTGCTTGTGGTGGTCCCCGAAGAATTCGCTGAATGAGATTTTTATGTAGTCCAACTTTTCTTCTTCTATTATTTTCTGGCATTTATCTAACCAGTTATCAACGTGCATAACGAGCCCATTTCTACAAACCTTAATTTCAGACTCCATCAACATGTCGTCCTCGAACCACACCATATATTTAGATGTACTTGCATTGAAGTGCTTTGCGGCCCAAAGTCTAGCTCCACAGATTCCCATATTTCCCTTTTTAATTTGTTCGAAAGAGTATTTTTCACAAATTCTATTGTATTCCAAATCGGTGGATTCGTCCACACTGTTATTGATTAGATACTTATTAGTATTGACCAAAAGTTCCGGATTCGATTTAACTATTGTGTCTAACAGCAATTGTAATTGCGGAGGAGAATTAAAAGTGACAACATATAAGTTGGTCCCGACTCCACTTCGATTCATCACAACCTCCGACTCGGTCTGGTGATATTCAACATTTTCGGGAACTCCCGATTTTAGTATGTTGATTTCTTGTTTTGGTATCGGAAGTTTTTTCGCACGCTCAAAAAATGTACCCATCAACCCGTCACCGCCAATGGTTTCAACATTCACAAGCTCCGGATGTAGATATGTTATCAGTGTGAATATACTCTCCTCGGTTCCCATGAATCCGTCGCTAAGTGTATTATTCAGTAAATTATAATATATAGAATTTACTTGGGATATGTATTTCTTATTCCCACCAAAAAATCCTCCACGCGCAACTCTGTCAACACGCTGTCCAGCATATTTGTTCATTCCGGCTATTGAGAATCCGTGGATTTCTGTGGTAGTCTCGTATGGATAACAAACAAAAAGAAACTTATCCAACATAGGCTCGATTTTTGACATGGCGAAATCGTGGCTGAAATATCCCGGATGTACTGTCTGTGTCAACCCCGCATCAATCCAACAGTAATTATCGGTATTAAATGGATTAAAAATGGCCGCGTCGTTCAACATGAACATTTTACTCATAACCAACGGATTATATAATTCTAACTTGGCTTGAGTTGACTCCGAGAGCCAGCCAACTTGTCCGGACCATTTTGGGTCCGTTCGTATCGCATTCACTTTATCGTAAAAAGGAAACCAAGTTTTAAAGTCGTCGGTAGATTTAAATCTTATGTCTGTACCAACGGAACCCTCTCTCACTTTCCGGACAAACTCTTCCGTGCTCCTGTCAACATATACCAACATGGGAATGTCTTTGCAGGCTCGTAGTAATCTTTCAAAATTTTCCAAATATTGAGAAAACGGGCGCTTGAACCCGGTGTCCATTTCGCCACGTTTTAAATCGAAGAGGGCAGTCACTAGTGTTGTATTCATGTATTAAGATATATCGGATTTTAAAATAAAGTCCAGTAATATTTTTACTTGTGCGTCTGGTGTGGCACAGGAATCGAACCAAGCAGCGGCCTCCGATTTAATATAACAAATCTCTTCAACCGTGATGTCATTAATTTTAGAAGTTATTTTGTCTGAGATATATTTATATTCTCCCGGATTGTGTATTTTAGACTGTATGTCATCGTCTAATATAATTTTAAAATGCACATCGGGCTTGAGTGGGATTATAGTTTGCACATCAAGAGCTTCTCGTAAATTTAACACCCCTCCTCCAAAATATTCCAAGTCTCGATAACATATGCGTGCAGCCCCGTTTAAACTGAGGCCGAATTTATAGTCAGCGAGCGTGTTATAATATAAATCTTTTGGTACATATTCGGACGGGTCATTTTTGTTATTGAAATTTATTAACTGGTTCGACTTTAGTATGTTATAATATATGGCTCGGTTTCCATAACAAAGTCCGTTGAAATAAGCACGAGATATGGATTTTTCTCTATTTCTGGTTGCCAACAACTTGGGAATATCATCCCAATTTTCCAATATATAAAACGACGGAAGTATTTTTATTTTGCCCGAATATGTCTCGGAGAATGCGTCGGTTAAATTGGACGTACACGCAAACGAAACGACGTTGAGCTTACGTAACGCGGAGTAATGTTCTAACATCACGGTGGCGTAATCATTAAGACTGTGAACGAATGTTTTTTCAGTATCTTTATTTTGTATGATTAAATTATATATGTTGAATATCGACGGAAGCCTTCCCTGATAATCCAGAGGCTCCCCGTGAATTTTTGCAAGTTCTTCCATTGGAATATATTCTACGTCGTGTATTGCAGAAACGACCGAGAAGAATTTCTTATATAGCTCCCCAACATACCAGTTTGATTGATATGGATTAAATGATATACGCAGGTTCATACTCAGAAAAAATCTCTATCGTCCTTGAAGAATACTACATTATCAAATCCGCCGCGCAACAGACATACGAACATTGAAATATTTCCGGGGTATCCAACGAACTTTAAACACCGAGAAGCAACCACAGTTAGCGCAACTAAGTTTGTCGTGTATTCATAGAAATCTTTACCATATATTTCGGTGAATTTTTCTGGTGAAATATCTTTAGTTTCGACGTGAAATCCCGATTTTTTGTCGTGCCCAATCGGAAGAATATTCAATCGACAAACGTTGTGTTTATCTTCAAAGTAATTATAAACATCAATGTCGTCGGTTTGTAAGTGTACTCGTGAGTCCTGTCCAATAATTCCCCACAACTGTTCCACGGATGGATACTTGGCGTCGTGTCTATACCAAGTTATCTCGTTAACTTTGTCGGTTTTTCTCCACCACGTAAAAGTATCAGCCGAAACATCAATGCTAGCGCCCTGTTGCAACTCGGTTGCTCGGGTCAATACATTTGATGCGACGTTGAAATACGCACTCATCAAGCATTTGACCACCCCTATATCTATTTGGACTTTAGATGTACCAAAACCATAAAGATTCACTCCGGTGCCGTGCCTAAACCGTCTCACTCGCTCTGCATCCAGAGTTTTCCAGTCTTCTATTTTATTTTTATCTATATAAAAAATTCCATCGTAGATGTTAAGATTTTTATATTCGGTTAACCACGTGGATATTTTATCTGGGTAGTGTCCTTGCAACTTTAAATCGCACAGATAGTGCATCATCACGGTAACATTTGAAAAAAATCCCGCGTATCTAATCCACGTGACTAGCTTTTCGTCCGCGTTATATAGAGCAGTTCCCCCATAATATTCGGTTGATGTACAATTCATAGAGTTATTATTTCGAGATTTCTATTGTGCGATTTTGCGTAGAACAAGAAATTGGTTGGTCTTCCCCATTCGCTGGCACTATACAATTTAGAGCACATTGACAAATTGTACATATCCACGAGAGTATCCTCGAAATTTTCCAGTAGTTGAGTCTCCGTTATATTCTTGTCCCATTTAAATGTTCCATATTGATAACTTATGTTTGGGTGTCTTGGACTATGTACCATAGCTCCATATACCCGTTTTAAATGTTTTCGCACCGCCGTACTGTTAGAACACACGTACACAAACGGATTTTTAAATATGTCCGATATGGCGTCAATTTTTCCCTCTATCAATTTTAGAGAATCTGATTGGTCCATAGTTCTTATGTGCAGTCCAACCCGGTCACATGAACCGCCGGAAAACCTTAATATATTATCAGATATCGTCGGCACCGTGTAAGATAGCGTCGCGGAGGGAAGTTCTCTCATGCAAAATATCATGATTTGGTCCATAACACTGGCAGTAGAGTGCCCGGAATTGTTATTTATGAACGCGTCCCACCAGTGTCTTCCACCTAGTTTATCCCCGATATACAAATAGGGAGTGAATAGATAAGAGTACCCAGCCACAGTTTCTTTGGCTTGAGTTTTCGTTATATAAGAAAAAATACTATCGAATTGCTGTATATTAAAAAACCTATCCAATTTAACAGAATCGGAGTCGTGGAAATACTGATTATTATTAAAATTGTAAATAAATCCAACCGTCATGCCCGCGGATTTACAATTTGCGGAAAATGTAAGCAGCTGCGAAAAGGCGCAGTATAAATCACCGGCCCCGGTGTTAAAATTCAACTGTACTACTACGTCAGTATCCATCACAGCGAACCGACGATTCTGTCTCCCCAGCCGGAAGATTTACTATGAGGCCAAACTGTCCAGTGGTGCGGTTTCTCCGACGCGTTGAACGTCCTCCACAGCTTTATATATTTGTCACCGGATGGATTTCTACCCTCGGATACCAATCTCAAACATTCCGATTCATTTGCATCTTCTCGATATATCGCAGTGTTGTCGGAACGCTCAAACGCGACACACCAAAAATCGTAATCGTTCAATGGAAATTTATCCGTGGAAAGGTCAATGCAATGTTTAAATATAGCCAAAAAAGATTCTTCCCATTCCGCCTCTGTGGCAAACTTCGCATTATTCGGTGGATATTTCCTGTCGAGTGTGTCTTGTTGAACCGCCCGACGAGCAAAATTTAATCCGGAATATTTTTCGTAGTCTCTCAAAGACCGCTCATTCCCGAACCCATATTTTCCCCACGCGATGGTATTGTGTTTTTCTCCATCCATCGAAAAAAGTATACGATTTCGACGATGGCTTAAATGATTTCGCTCACCCCAATCTTTTTTGTCCGGAGTCTTATTTGAATTCGCGGAGGAGTGGTCATCCCAATGCTTCGCTCTGCCTTTTCTTGTGTATTCATGCCAAGCAATCACTTTGTGTGGGTGGAATAAATCATATCCATGAGTAAATGCTCTAGCGGCAATGCTGATTTCTTCTCCATGGAAATAATACTCCGGGTCGTGTGGGACTTCCAAACAAAAATCTCCGGAAGTAAAACAAAAATGTGCGGAATAGAATCGAGCCGGTACCGGGGAAGTACGGGTTGCATGATCGTCTATGCTGGCAGGAAGAAAGAACACCGCTCCCTCTGGTATGAATCTATCGAAATCCATTCTCCACGGCGTCTGTACTCTTCCGGCTGGGTCATTTTCTGGGTCGAATGAGGGAATATATCCGGTCAACAGCGGTTTATTGTGTCCCGCCAGTTTCAAGCCTTCGTACATCTCTATCAATTCGGAATCCCAGTTCTTTATAAATCTATGGTGCGAGTCCAACTGGAATGTATATTCCTCTCCATCATATCTTTGCTGGATTTGGTTTCTTGCCCAACACGCCCCTCTGCTATTTAAATATGGGATATCTATAACTTTTACATTCTGGAGATTTTTTATCTCGTTGATATTTTCTTCGGGTCCGTGTTGCCATGCTATACAAAATACCAGATTCTCCGGATTTTTAGCATTTGCTATACAGTCTTTAATGGTGGGTACCAATTGCGGGTCACGATATGACGCGATTTGAATAAAAATTTTAGAATTCTTCATATAACCATTTAGTCTTGTAGATTATCTATATATACGAGATATGATGGGTTATTTTTTAGAAATGTCAATACAATTATGGAAATAAAACGTCCCCGCCCGGATTTCCAACGTATGCTGCGTACGACAAAGAACTGTCACATATAATATTGGGTACTATGTATGCCGCAGTTCCCTTAACTAAAGAAACCACAGAATTTCCACATGCCGCCTCGGGTACGATTGTTCCTCCGTAATACCCAGAGCCACGTGCTGTCAACACCGCTCCCTCATAATTTGTATAAGTAAATTCATATTCACCGGAATTGTTGCACACACAATCTATTTGATATGTTTGCAGATAATCGGAGAATTTTGCTATTATATTAACTGGGGTATAATATGTGAAGCCAGTAATCGTGGTTGACAGACTCCGTGGATTGGCCGCATATGTGCCAGCAGAGGTTTCCCAACCAAGAAAAGCTTTACCGACCAGAGGAGTGGCTTTAACTTGCATTGTCCCGTATGTTCGCGCAATCATTCCAACTGGGGTATCTCCGTCAGTTCGTTCGGCTGTTCCTCCACCCTGCGCGGATATTGTATATTTGACGTAAATAGAAAATAACGTTGGAGTTGGTGTGGGAGTGGGAGTGGGGCTTGTCCCAATCGCAGCCGTTTGTGTCGGAGCGGGCGATTTAGATGGAGTTGGAACTATCCTAGTCAGAGTTGGAGTAGGCGTCGGAGTTCTGGTAACTAACGGAGTCTTTGACGGGGTAACCGACGGCGATGGAGAAATAGTCGGCGTTGGTAATATTTCAAACCATCCGATATTTCGAGTGTCTTCGGATGTTTTTTTAAACAACTGTCCCACATCGTTCACGGACGATTTACCTATAATAGCAAACACGGATTTCTCCGGATTGCCATGTGCTGGTATTTCCGACGCCATATATTTTTATTTTAGCCCGGAACCACGACGACGCTAATTTCATTCACCGGACCAACAACTGCACCGGCGGTACTGAACGGTGCGGTGTATTTAATCCAGTACAACACAAACTTATAATTTCCCGGAGGCGGTGCGTAGATTGTCTGGTATTGATTCTTCCAGCCACTTGCTCTGTGCGCAATTGCAGCGCCGCCATATTCCTGCCATTCCGCACCATCCCATACGAATGCTTTACAACGAAGACGATAGCCAGCATTTGAAAGAACTGCCGAGTCTGTTGTATAGACATACGGAGGAGAAGATTCTTTAAACGCGGTTATAGAACCAGTAGTGCAACTTAGATAAACATTGGACCCGGTTGCGATATAGCTTGGAACATTTACCGGCACAAATCCGGTAGGAACTGCCACCGACATCGTGACTTTTGTCATACCAAGCTGAGAAGATACTAGATTGCTATACTGGTCATATTGTAGACCATATACTTCGGCGGTCCATGACCCAATTCCCGGTGCAATAATTTCGGAACAGTTATTATTCCAAGCGACGCTTCTGTGTATAGCATTTGCTCCATTCAATGCCTCAAGCTCCGACCCGGCGATGCCGGTCAATTTACAGCGGAGTTTATAGAGAGGCGAAGTCAATGTGGTAGAATCTCCGGTGTATATGAACGGAGGAGTATCTTTTGCAAATGACAATGCAGATAGACTTACGTCAGTTCCCGGCAAATATGGAGGAGTAAAGGTCGATGCCGTGGCCACGGACATAGTAATTGCAGTAGATGCCCCGGTCCCAATTGATGGATAATTTCCGTCGGTATCGGCAACGGAATCAAACTCTTCCCAATACAATTCTGTGCGATATTGTCCAACCGGTGGGATATTCAAAGGCGCGGATGGCAAATTAAACCAATCTGCGCGTTGTTCCAATGAGAAGTCCGGTTCCACTCCGAGAAGCTCTGTTGCTTTAACTCTCAGTTTCCACCGACTCTTGGCAGTAATCGACGCATCATTTGTATACACGGTCTGTGTGGTTCCAACTCGGAAGCTATTAGAACTCAAGTAAATTCCGGCTGGTAAAGTTGGTGTAGGGGTCGGCGTCGTAGTTGGAGACGGGGTCGGAGATGCAACTATAGACGACGGAGTAACGGTGACGGTCGGAGTTGGTGTTGGAGTAGGAGACGGTGGGATATAGTTGATTGGACCATACTGCGACACATAACCTTCAAAACTAAATGTACATGGTGCCGCACTCGAACTGAAAAATACGTATAGACTTCTGTCTTCGTGCGCGACGCCAAGTTCCAACAGCGGTAAATTATTTCTGCCGTATGATGCACTGACAAGGGGGATGCGATTGTTATTCCACGACAACATTCCACTCGCACCATCTGGAGCAACTGCATCGGTAGACCCGACCGATAAGAGAGGAGCGCCGGGAGAATACACCAAACAATGAGTGAGAACGTAATTTGCTGGCAAAATATCTCTCTGGGTGCCATTACCCAAATACCCAGAAGTGCCGTCGTTCTTAAACCTCAATTTCAAAATCTTCGATGGATTGCTTGCTGCCGCACCATAGTCTGGGAGCAGTAGGTGACTCTCACCAACACAATCCAACCATTGAGTGGGACCGGAATTCAAGTTGGTGGAAATGTAAGATGCAATCAACGAAGAATCCGAGTTTCTAACTCCACCATAAAATAACTGGTTGATGCTAGTTTGGCCAAGTGCCGCACTATATGCATGAGCTTCGTATATTGTACAATTTATATTGCGGTGAGTGTCGGACTGTCCATTGCCCATACCTACAAATGAATTGCTGATTGTAGTTGCTCCACCAGTCAATGTACCAACCAACGTGGTATTCACGTATAGTTTTATAATTCCGGCGGAGTCCTTGGTCAGAATTGCCTCAAAAACTCTATCTGGTACGCTGGTAAAAAACCCACTGTAAACTACTTCTTTTGCCGTGACTCCGTCGTACACGTAACCAATCAAGTCGGTTCCGGATATCCCGATGTAGGCACAATTCGCATCCACTGCCATGTTATACACAGATGAACCTACACCAAACAACATTCTACGAGACGCATCGGTAACAAACGTGGATGGCACGAACGCCCGAACTACGAGAGTAAAATCCGTACCCAACGCTTGAAAATCTGAGTAGCAGTACCCATTTAAATCCCCGGATGTTGGTACGCTGCCTTCATCAAATACCAGTCCGTTGGAGGTCTGGAATCCTTGTTGCGGCATGTTTATTTGCAAAAACCCGCCGGAAACAACGTATTGGGCGAGGTCGCCGACCGTGATATTCTTGGTCTCCCCGGTCGGGCTAGTGATTTCACTTCTGTCCACAATGGGAATCAAATCCCCGCTGGCTACTTCACTAGCATATAATCTACGTAATTCGGTTGTTTTCTGGTTCATATTGGATATCTTTCACTATAAGTATCAATCCACAATAAAAATATATAATATTCGCCCTTAAACGAGCCTTATTATATTATCCCACCGTTTTTATCTTCTTTACTATGAACTTAACCAAAGCACTTCGGAGAATGTCGTCGTCGGTAAATTCAAACGTGTATATGCCATTTTCTCTGCTATCTGCGTCATTGAATAGGTTGAAAATATCAGCAAATCCGGACCGAGTTCCTATATCAGACTGTTGTGGGTCCCCGCATAGGAAGACCTTACTGAATTCTCCGGTTCTCGTCATCATTGTTATAAGCTCCTTTTTTGTACAATTTTGCAATTCGTCTCCAATGACGGCCTTGGCATTCCAGTTCAATCCTCTAAGATATCCAACCGGAAGACCCTCGACTCTGTTTTCTTTTATTAAGAATTGAATGTCATCCTTTGGAAGAAGTTCGTCAAGTTTATCTATAAGTGGACGTTTAAACGGCGAAAGTTTGTCATCCGCTTCTCCGGGCAATGTGCCCATTTTCACGTCCGCACTTTCTACGATACTTCTCACATACAAGATGTCACTGACTTTCTTTTCGTTCATCAACATTAAAGCCGCCAGCACAGATAAATATGTCTTCGTGGAACCGGCAGGCCCGGACACCAATAACAATTTAACTTTTTTGTCCATTGCCAACTCCATAAAGAGTTTTTGCTTTTCGGTCAATTCCCTATGAAATATAGTTAAGTAGTGTTCTATTTTATTGCGCTGCGGAATGACAGGACTTCTGTCTTTTTGTTTAAGTGGGGCAATTATTTCGGGAGCACTCTTCTTTTTATTTATCAGCCGTTTTTTCTTTGACATGTTATTTTGTTTTTTTATAGGTGAATATATGACTCAGTTTGTCCATCTTATCTAATACACTGACGACCTTGCCACAGACTTCGAATTGTTCGTTGTCCAAGCTAAAATCATAAATGTTCTCTAAATTTTCTTTGAAATCTTTTCGATTCAATAGCACAACATAGCTTGAATTTTTAAAGTGGAAAAGCTCAACTGCGTCCAGTCTTTTGGATATTGCATAGTGAATGTTATTGACGATTTTTCCGTTGATTTCTTCTCGGTGGGCGTCAACGAATTCCTTCATTCCTACATTATCCGACGGCAATTCTATAATTTCGTAACTATCAGAGACAGACTTTGCTTTCTTTTTAGCTTGAGTCTTTTTCATAATTGGACGTCTGATATATTTCAAGTAATGATTTGCCCATCATATTAACGAATCTCTCGTTCTCGGTCAACTCTATTTCTCCGGTAGCATCCAATATTATATGTACAAGTTCGTGAAAGAAAGTTTCTATTAAAGTATCATCGGTAATAATCAGGGTATTTTCGTAAGATTTTCCATCCTCTTCATATCTCCTGATGACCGACCCCGTAGATTGCAATCTTATTAATTTTAAATCGCCGTCGGCTGTACCGTAACAGTCTTCGTCCTCAAATAACTTGTTGCACATCACTACTTTATATTTGTGCCCCAATAAAGTGAATTCTGACGGAATTTTTATAATTTTGTCCGGATTTAACACTATGTATAACTATTATGGAACAACACAAAGAGCCAACATTATTGCAGAAAATTAAAAATATAAGTGATGCCGCAGTCGATTGGGCAATCTTAGATAAATTTGGGCAAGTAGATGAAAATCAATTGAAAATGCGAAAAGATATATGCGGTTCGTGTCCAAAGTGGGACGCTTCTAGTTACGGCGGACTTGGAAAATGCACCATATGCGGATGCTCGGTCATAAAACTGTATATACCAAGTTCAACTTGTCCGGATTCTCCACCAAAATGGGGAGAAGTTACATCATAAACTTTTTGCAATATTTTATATAATCCAAACTCTCGTTTAGTGGAGGAGTCTCCGGAACTACAACCGCTCCACCGGGAAAAAATTTCTTGGCATCTATTCCAGAGGCATTGAGTTTATTTATAGCCGCCGATTCTCCCATAATAGAAGCCATAAGAAGTGCGAGTTCTTTTCTGTTTGAGATATACGAGAACATAGTTTTTACTATATCAGGAGGCAATTCTACGCCAAATTGTTCTATGATAATACGAAACCACCTCGTATCGTTCCAGAGCTTTCCCAATAATTGCGATATGTGATCGGCAGTCAGAGTTTTCATTTTTTCCGAGCCGATATATTTGACGAGGTTATCCCCATTTTTTGTTTCGTATAATAGATTATATACTTCGACTTCGGTAAGTTTGTCTCCCCTTGCGTCTATTATAAATTTCCCTACCTCGATGTTGTCCTGATTATTGTCGATGGCGGTGGAAAAGCGTATTATGCTCCGAATAGAATCCGGAAGAAGTTTACCAATTATGTCGTGACCTACGTGTTGTAGAAGTACCATTGGCTGAATATGGTTTTCGCTCAAATGTGTAAGAATTCGGCGCAATTGTTGCGGAACTATGTGAACAATGGATTGCTTACCTAATATATCCAATGTCTGGATGGGACCATGTTTCACCATAATGTCCCCGATTCTGTCTCCGGAAATTTTATTGAATGTTCCGGGCGGGAACATTTTTACTGTATTATATAAATCTTCGGTATGATATGCAATCGAAGCAACAACATCCGGGGTCAATCCATCGGAACCGACCGACTTGACAAACTGGCCTATCACAGATTGCAACTCATCCGCACCGAGTTCCGAGACGTGCCTGAATAATTTCTGGAGGTCCATCCCGACAAAATTTTTCAAAGAGTCAATCCCAAAAAATTCAATCAATTTTGATGGTTGATTGTCCGAATTGATGAGAGTTGTAACATAAAATGAGTTAGATTCTATTAATTGTTTTAATCCAAGCTCGTTAATCGTTGAAATTCTGTCCTTGGATGTTCGCACAATCGGCCACGCTAATATTTGAGTTGGTTCAACTTTATTAAATAGTTTTTTCGCAAATTCAATTTTGTTAGAAGTGTAATTCGCTAATACCTCGACGATGTCGTCGGCAATTTCTTCGGGGTCTATGGTATCTAAAATATAATTTATTATAACATCGTTGTTTTTGAGGTTATCGCCAAATAATTTGCCCATTCTATAGGCGCTGAGTTTATTCACCAGAGGTTTTCCGAATGCATATAATATTCCCGCTTTATCTCCGGTCTCATCGAAAATTTCGTTGGCGGAATCCACATCAATCTTGTCCAAATTATGTTTTCCTATGATGCCGATTACATTTTTGACTGGAATTTCCGAGTGGGTCAAAATTGTGTACACATCTATTGTGGATATAGAGTCACCTTTAATTTTCACAATTAACCGAACCAGTTCTTCTCTGTTCGTGTGAACCGAAAACAAAGCCCTCAAGTCATACGCGGAATAGTCCCGGCGCTTTAGGAATGCTAAAAGGGCCGACGGATATTTTGCAATTTCCGAGTAATTTAAATTTGCTCTGTTCGAATTTGCTGCGGGATTGTCGATTCCCTCGACCACGGTAAATGCGTTGCTATTTGTAAAAAATGCCTGCAATGGTTCATTTGAATGTATGACTCCTTTTCCTGCATCGTCCACTATCAAATCATACCCCAAGTCTTT